CGAGAACAGTGGACCAGCGTCTATGTCAGTGGTAGCCCAAGCTCCACCCTCACCGAGGGTGGGGTCATAAATCAGTGTGCGTCGAGTCGTAGTCGCATCTTCAGTCCAGTCAATGGACACAAAAAGTTTGTTGTTTCCCCATGCAAGCTGAGGTGGACTAGCGAAAGTTATGCGCTGGTCATCTACGGCTGGTCGTAGTTTGCTGAACAGCCACGTAAAGTTTTGGCCGTCATACACAAAGATGCCGTCTTGTGCGTGCCAAAAGAATGTTCCAAATGGGGTGTTCACGGGGGAGGATAATTCCACTGACCCCATGTCATTCGTTAATGTGACGACTTGAAACGAGTCGGAATCGAAACCGAAGATCGCATACACGCTGTTGGACTTGAAGATCAGGATGCGGTCACCATCTGGTACGAGAGCGGTGATCGCATCACCGTGTTCTCCCAGGTCGATGTCTACATAGTCTGCTGCGGCCCAGGTTTCTGGGTCGTTGACTGCTGACCATCTAACTCGGGACTGGTATCCCGTTGCCGATTCGTAGGTGTTTGCCACCCACGCAAAGTTGTTCCAGAAAGCCACATATTGGGCTTGTGGCATATTGCCGCTTGCCCCAAACGTGGCTCCGAGATCCGCAGCCGTTGTCCCATTCCAACGGAATGACGGCTGGTCATAACTAACGCCGTAAGCCACATTGTTCATTGTGATCCCGTAGACACGGGATCCGTCCGTCCTTGCTGTGATTCCTGCGAGATCTGTAAAGTCACCCACCGCAGAGCGAGCAACTTTGGTTCCATAGTTCACCATTAACTGGTTAGTCCCAGAATCGGTATGGAATCCCCACATGCCTTTAACGTCGTCACTCAGGGCTGTGTTGTTTCGACGGTCAACACCGTCACGCATACGGATACCGCCACGAGGGTCAACGGTGACGTTGAGCATGTCGGGGGATTCGTTGTCTGCGAGGTTGAACTGGTCACTCCGCAGGTTCAGTCCACCTGAGAATGATTCCAATACTTCAAGAGAGAAACCTGCACGAGCCATCAGGGGTTACCAGATCACTCCGCCAGAGTTGGCGTACCTCAACCTTCCAAGCCCAGAAGCCCAAAGGGAAGAGCGCCGACTGTTCGCAATCATTGGTTGCGGAGCAGGAGTATCAGCGTAGCGGCGGGCAAGGTTGTCAAGTTGTGACTGGAACAACGCCATATATTGGTTGCCCATCGTGGGATCTTCCTGCTGGAAGTACGCAGCAGAAATAGCGTAAGTGGCAAGAACCGCATGGAACGGGTCAGGTAGATCAGGTTCAGATCCACTTCCAGTTCCTAAACCGAACGCCGTTGGATTCCGAACCGCACGAACATACAGTGTGTCTATCCCATCAGGGACGGGATACAAACGCACCGTGTCGTTCCAAAAACTCCATTCCCACGGGCTACCTGACGGTAACGAATTAAGTGGGTAATCAAAGTCTGCGCTATCGCTTCCAATGTATTGCAATACGTGGTCATTGTTACGGATCGCGAGCATGTCACGCAATCCTTGCGTGACCGTATCGGGGGAAGCGGCAATGGTTGCCAGGGTGTAGTCCTTGGTACTTGCCGCAGTATTAAATGTTGTGCGCACCTCATAGAAAGGCCAACGCTTTTCGCTATACACAATCAGATCAAAGCCTTGACCAATCATTGTGTCCAACGTTGTGTCATCAATATCAGTTGAATCAATATCCACAACGCTTCGTACTTGTGTACGCATTTGCGTAAGCGTTAAAGCCATCAGCTAGCCGCCATTTGTCTGGTGTGGCCGATGCAAAGAGCCGACCCGCTAACAGGGTGCGCTTTACACGAATTGCCCGCACGGGTCGTCGCAGAGCAGGATGCAACGGGAACAGCTTCTGGTTCATTGAACTCGGTAACGCCAGCCACAGGCCGAGCGCCCTTCGCTTGTCCAGGAGCATAATGTCCTGGTCGGGTACCGCTAGACCCTGCTGGTCTTGCGTCCCGACTATAAACCAAAGCTATTTCCCGTTGCATTCTTACCCCACTAATCTCAGTCGGTTAGGCCGTATAGCATGCCTTGGCGTGCCCGATTTGAGGTTGTTAGCTGGCCGTAGCACAAGATCTGTGCATAGCGAGCATCTTGGTTCGTAGGCCGCACAAATGGTGTCGCCTGGAACCATGTTTCGGTGTGAGCAACAAGCCTGAGGTATTTGGTGTTCAAGAAGAACATCTTTCCATCCAGGTTTGCATCACTGTCATAGGTGCAGGGCGCTCCCTTAAACAAAAGGTTTTGGAAGCCTGCGTCTGCTACCTCTGCGCTTGTGTAACGAAGCGCTGGCTGAAGCAAAGACTCATACTTTTCGTATTCGTCTTGGTCGCTGATGATAATGGTCGGTTGGTCATTACCAACTGAAACATTGTTATACATCGTTGACATGCCTACAAGCGTGAGTGCACCAGCAACATTGGTGAGAGATGATCTCCACCAGTCGTTGTCTGCGTCGCTTGCGTCAATACCACCAACAGTTCCACTGTCGTCGATGAGGTTGCTCATGCCGTTCATGTCTTTACTACTGTTACCAGTTCCATTGGCCCAGAACATCGTGTTGAAGTTCTGGATAATGGTTTGTTCGGCTTGCATGATCTTGCCTTCGAGAAGGTCAATGATCGCTGCTTCGCCGTTATTTTTTGCTTCCTCAATACCAGTGATGGTTACAGATGCCGCATACTGTTTCCAGTCGTACTCAGCGGCAGTAATGCCAGTCTGAGCCGTAATGGCAATAGTGTCGTCACCAGCGTATGAGCCAGCAGTTGAGTTCGTACCGTAGATAATCGGGACAACGATTTTTGCTCCGCCATTGATGCGCCGAATGGTTTGACCATTGGTTAGCGCATAAAACAGAGGACGAGCCGTAAATACGTTGTCAGCGAGCTTCGGTACATAGTTTCTGAGCGTAGTGCTCAAAATTTGATCAAAGTCTGCGTTTCCAGCAGCCATTTGAAGCTCCTAACTTGTTAAGCGTTTAATTCGGATTTAGCAAGATCAAATGCGTCACGAATAGAAGTCACCGCAGTATTAAATTCCCGACTGACTGAACCCTCTGCGCTACCCGAGCCCGCTTCAACAATCGAAGCGGCACGTTTCTCATCCACAATCTCAGAGTTCTTTGCTTTCTCCGCCAAATCCCCGTAGGTCATGTGAGCGTAAGCAGCATCAAGATTTCCGATGTTGTGTTTCAAAGCGTGCGAGTACAACGCATTTTCGTCAATATCTGCCTGGTATTTATCCCGAAGAGAACCCATTTCCTTCTGCAAATTTTGCTGTCTGTTTAAGCGACCTTGTTCTTCAATGGCCGATTCAAGTCGTCTAAGTCTGGTTTCTTCTGGGTCCAGTTCTTCCGTCTCCTCATTGGGAGTGGATACTTGGTTGCCCATTCTGACCCCAAACGCATCAGCTAATGCTGATACGGCACTTGCGGGGTCAGACTCCAGCGCTTGGACGATTGCCTCACCTTGAGCCAATCTTTCGCGTTCAGTTGCCAACTCTTGCGTCTTACGGGTGTAATCCGCTTGGCGTTGGTAGCCATTTATAAGCTCCGCTTCTGGTACTTCCATTTGTTCACCGTCAACAGTGACAGTGTAAGTGGAGCCAGTTGCTTCGCTAGAAACGTCTGGGTTGCTGGTATCCAGTCCCAACGCTGTTTCTTCATCCATCAGGAATCCTTTCGGGTGTTCCTATATGACACATCGGAGTGTCCCATTACCGCATGTTGGGCAACTCTACACCCATTTGATTTTCGAGTTGCTTAACCAGTTCGGGTGGTACTCCACCTGTGCCTTCAAAAACCTGTTCAGGAATTGGTCCTGGCCCCATGCCACCTTGTGACATCGGGGGCGGGGCCATTTGTTCCCCAGCCTCAGCACCTATGTCGGGTGCCATTGGCTGCTGCTGAATCATGTAACGGTCAGGGTCATTGATCCCAAACCCATAAGACAGCACATGTTTAGCTATTTCCGCAGGATCAACAACGGTGCCGATCAGTGGGGCCATAGCGTTTAATAGTGAAATTGCTTGCTGACGGCGAGCCGTTTCGTTGAACGGTTGCGTAGAGCCGCCTTCTACAGCGAAATCGAATTCTCCAATAATGTCGTCACGGGTGTATGCGACAAAATACTTTTGGTCATCTTTGCCTGTGATTCGCACCATTTGCGCATCAGTCATGTACTGCATCATGAGTTGCATAACCAAGCGTGCAACTTCCGAAATACCGATTTCTACAGTTGCAAGTTTGTCGGCTGCACGAGCGTTGCCCGCATCAACAATGATGCTGGCTTCCGTCGCTGTGCGCCTCGTTTCAGGCATCTGCCCACGGGCATATTCAGATACGCCGCTTACAGTGTTGATGTCTCCCTCAATCAGCGCCGAGTGATTATACATTTCAGGTGCCAAAGGAACCTGCGGCAAAGGTTGCACCACCCCAGCAAGATCACGGTTCTCATCGATAACGGGAACGAAACGCCCGTCATCGTCAGATTCCAACGCCTCCCGCCCTTCAGGACCAAAGGAACGCTCGTGAAATAAGTACTTTCTGGCGTACCGTTTTCTGTGGTTCACCATCTGTGAACGAGTCTTATTGAGTTCCTCTTGAAGAGATTCGATTGCTTCCAAATCACCCATCGGATAAAACACATCAGGAATGTCGTAGTTGCGGAGCATCACAAACGGATGACCGAAGTGGTACGGCATTGGTTGGGGATCCAACAGGTAGTCATCACCACTATGGGCACACACAGAG